TTTAAAATTCCCTGGTGTTTATATCAAAACTACAGGTGATAATTTAGTTGAAAGATATCTTGACGATGACTTGGAGGAAACTCTCGCTGTTGATAAAGAATTCAATCAAGCGTCGTTCCTTCTAGCGTCAATGATTCCAACAACTTATGAAAGGGTTTCTACTATGGGAACCGCTACTTTATGGAAGATGTTGATGCTTGCTTGGTCTCACAAACACAAACTAGCAATACCCGCCAAACAATCAAAGACAGACTTCGTAGGAGGTCTTTCTCGACTACTTAAGGTTGGGTATAGTAAGAATGTACTAAAGCTCGACTTCTCGTCTCTATACCCTTCTATTCAACTTGTACACGATGTTTTTCCTGATTGTGATGTAACAGGTGCAATGAAAGGAATGCTTAAGTATTTCCGTGATACCCGTATCAGATACAAAGAACTTGCAGAAGAGTTTGAAAAGTCGGACCCACAAAAGTCTGCGTCATACGCCAATAAACAATTACCAATTAAGATATTCATTAACTCTATGTTCGGTGCATTATCCGCACCTCAGGTTTTCGCTTGGGGGGACATGTATATGGGCGAACAGATAACTTGTACGGGTCGTCAATATCTACGTCAAATGATTAAGTTTTTCATGTCTCGCGGTTATACTCCTTTGGTTATGGATACGGACGGTGTAAACTTCTCAAGTCCTGATGGTGTTGATGAACATTATTATGTTGGTAGAGGGTTAAATTGGAAAGTAAAGGCGGGTAAAACTTATAGAGGACCAAATGCCGATGTTGCTGAATATAACGATATATTCATGAGAGGAGAAATGGCGCTTGATACAGACGGTGTTTGGCCTTCATGTATAAATCTTGCCAGAAAAAATTATGCAGTTATGGATGATAAGGGTAAGATAAAATTGACTGGCAATTCTATCAAATCAAAAAAGTTACCTTTATACATCGAAGAGTTTTTGGACAAAGGGATTAATTTATTACTTAACGGAAAGGGTAAAGAGTTTATTGAATATTACTATGAGTACCTACAAAAGATATTTGACCAACAAATTGCACTTTCAAAGATAGCCCAAAGAGCTAAGGTTAAATTAACTTTGGATGATTATAAAAAAAGGTTAACACAAAAAACAAAAGCGGGTAATTCAATGTCTCGTATGGCACATATGGAACTTGCCATCCAAAATGACCTAAGTGTAAATTTGGGAGACGTAATCATGTATGTTAATAACGGTACAAAAGCGTCGGAAGGTGACGTACAGAAACTCACTGCAAAACAAATCAAGGATACAAACCAATTAAGAAAGTTCGAAAATCCTAATGCTGAGGATATTGTTGATGGTGTACAAGTTAATTGTTATATGTTGGATTCAAATATTTTAGAAAAAAATCCTAACATGACTGGAGAATATAATGTACCAAGAGCAATTGTTACATTCAACAAGAGAATAGAACCATTACTTGTCTGTTTCAAACAAGATGTAAGGGACCAATTACTTGTGAACGACCCAGCAGAAAGAGGAATCTTTACAACAGAACAGTGTGAAATGATTAATGGAATGCCGTTTGAAGATGGTGGCCAAGATAAGTTAGAAGAAGATGTACTTCAAATAACAGATGCGGAAGTTGAGTATTGGAAAAAAAGAGGGCTCGAACCTGATTATATTTACAACTTAGCTGAAGATAGTTGGAAAAGAAAGTTAGGATTGCTTGAGTCCGTCTGATGAAAGGATATACCAATTACCACTTACAAATTGGAATTCAGCACATGCAAATTTGTCTAAGACAATTTCATCCCATTCCTCATCAATTCTGCCAAGGTCAGGTCTTACCGTGACTTTTGTAAGGGATTTCACTACTACGTGGTCAGTTGTTCTTGAATCTAAAACTAAAAAAGAAACAGGAATACCTTTAACAACAATACAGAATTCACCATTGGTACGGTAATCCAACTCAGACACAACAGAAAGTTCTGATGCTTGGATTACATGTCCACTGATGATTTTTTTTGATGGTATAGATTTAATAATTGCCATATCAGATTACATATATTTGACGAGGCATTGCTCTAAACTTCATTTGTTTATTTAGGTTTTCTGCAATCATAGCCTCTCTTTCCATTACCTTTTCAGGTCTTAATCTTGATAACCAACCATTTTCCCCGACTAGTTCTTCCAACAATTTGCTTTTTTCGTCTTTAGCTTCTGTTAACAAGCTTTGATAATCCATTTGGATTTCAGAATCAGGTGTCTTGAGGTTTCCACTATATTTTCCACGAACTCGTGCTAAGGTCTCTTTACAATATGCTGTAAACCATCTTCTCACCCATTGTTGACCAGGAACATTCAAATCTTCCCAACTCAAGTTTTCAATAGGAACGTCAGTTGGTAATTTAATTATATCAGGATTGTTTTTCAAACAATCGGCTCTACTATCAGGTTCTACGTCATAATACCAATACCAAACCGCTTTACCAACGTATAGGCTGTAATTGCTCCAATTGAATCTTCCACCAGGTGTATTATAAAGATGGACTAATTTTTTTCCATCAGGTAATCCTGTGATTCTATATGTTAAGGACCCACCTAATATTCTATTAAGGATGTTGGCTTCTTGCATTCTAATAAGATAATCAAATCCAGACATCATAAAGTATGAACCCTGATATCCCATCTGTGCGTATCCCGCCTCGTTTGCACCCAATCCGATACCACCGAAACCAAATCCACCAACTCCACCCAAACCAAATGCGGTCCAAGGTTGGTTGCTGAACCATAACAATTCATTAACTTCTCGACCTGCAGGTATTTCGTAATCTTGTTTGTTTTTTTCTAAAATGAAATAATCTTTTTTTAATACCCAAGGACCAACAGTTTGTAGTCCAACGATTTTTGAATATGCGTAAGAAAACTGTTGTTCAAAATCCATAGTTCTTGTTACTAATGCTCTTGCTACGGATTTTTCATTCATATTAAGGTTAACCAAGTTAACCCATTGAGAATCAATCAACCATTGAAGTACATATTCTTCATAGTCTCCAATAGATAATTCCATTAGGGAATCCATCATCTCGTCTTCAAGTTCGACACTTCTCAGAGGGGCACCCAAGAGATGTTTGATTCTCGTATATATTCTACTTCTTTCTGGTTCGGGTAGTGCTGCCATATGTTATAAATATTCTATTTATTCTATTTCGTGTAACAACGAATTGATATTAAAAACATATCTATCTTTATCACTAACAGGTTCATTTTTGAAAATAAGTATCTTATTTGTTTTTGGATTATTGAATATGAACCAATCAACATTATATGGTTTAACATTTCCTGTATCCAATAACTCAATCAAATCATCTTTGATGATAATATTAGAAAAAGGTTTTACCTGTGCAGTATATTGAGTACCGTCTAAGTCAATTTTTAAATCAATTCCTTTGAACGCATCCATCTTAGCTCCGTGTGAACCAATTTTTTCAACTTTAGCTTTGCCTTCAAAATAATCTTCAATTTTTTTATTAGCGTTGTTCTCGGATTTTTGACCTCTATCCCAAAGTTTTTTCAAAACTTTGATGATGTTAATGAAGTCTTCGTTTTCTTTTGAGAATATTTCATTCTTGAAGTGGTCCAAAGCAACAATTAATCTAGCGGTTTCTTTTGGGTTTCTTCTTTCTTGTTTCCAAAATTGGAATTTCTTTTCAGGTTTACCAATTTTATCTATTTGTTTATTTACAGCTTTGACTAAAAGACAAAAAGCGTTGAAGTTTGTGTTAAGGTTATTCAATATTGACCTTCCCTCAGGAGATTCGATACCATAGAAACCAGACATTTCCATTGTAGTTCCGTCAACCCAAAACTGTGAAAATTTCTTTCTTAGAACATGAGTAACACCGTCTTGGTATAATTTTTTAATCTTGTTGTTATTAATCAAGTCTCTAAAAAACACTACTTCTTTAGGGTCACAAAATTGAGGTTCTTTAGATTCCGTTAACAATTTTTGAAGTTGAGCGGTTTCCAAAAGTTTTGTTTCTGTTTTCATTTGGTACATTTTTTCAACAAACTCCCAATTAACAACTTTCCAAAAATTAATAATATACTCATCCCTTTTGTTTCTGTATTTCAAATAGTAAGCATGTTCCCATAAGTCTAAACCAAGTAACGGAAACCCACCACCTTCAATAACATTCATCAGTGGGTTGTCTTGGTTTGGTGTGGACATAATTTTCAGAGTGTTCTTTGATGTTAGAACCAACCAAACCCAACCTGAACCAAATCGGTCCTTGGCCATTGTTTCAAATTTCTTTTTGAAAGTTGTAAAGGTTCCGTATTGTTTGGTTATTTTTTTGTAAAGTTCACCCTCAAGTTTCTTAGGATTTGGGGTCAACATGTTCCAAAAAAGTGCGTGGTTGAACGCTCCCCCAGCATTGTTCCTTATAGTTTGGTCGTAACGACTTATATTCTTAATTATTTTTTCTAAGTCTAAGTCTCCGTGTTTTTTCTTGGCTAAGGCTGCGTTTAATTTATCCACATAACCTTTGTAATGTTTGTTGTAATGAAAATTCATCGTTTCTGCATCGATGAAAGATTTGAGGGCTGAATAAGAATAAGGTAATTTTTCTATTCCAATTTTTTTCATTTCGTTAATCAACACCTCTTTCTCTTCTTGAATGTGGTTTTCGAGTATTTGTTTTTCGAGTTGTTGAATTTTTTCTTCAATTTTCTTCATGTATTGGAGTTATTTGTTTTATATAAATAACTCGTTGTAGTTTTAATTCCTTTCAATTTTGGATTTTTTCATAGATATCACTATTTGTTGGAAGGGCTAATGTTTTGTGATGATATATAATTTTACCGTCATCTGAGAATCCAGTGATTGTTATTGTTTCACCATAAGACACATTGGTTAATAATTTGTTTCTCAATTTTTCAGAAACGATTTTAATCGTATCACCGACTTTCAATTCTATGTTATTGTGATTGGTGACTCTATCCATCGATTTAATTAAGGTCTCAATTCATTGATTTTTTTGAGGATTTCTTCTGCAACATCTCCACCCCCAAGGTTATCTCCCATAACAGTTGCAATTACTTGTTTTTTGTTGTTAAGGATATCATAAATAACCCCTTCGATTGTATTTTCAAAAATTGGATAATATACTAATACGTTGTTCTTTTGACCAAATCTATATGCTCTATCTTCTGCTTGTGAGTGGTCTGACGGTAAAAATGAAAGGTCATTCATTATAACCGCTTCTGCGGCTGTAAGGGTTAGACCAACACCCGCTGCTTTTATGTTACCTACAAAAACTTTTATCTTTTCGTTTTCTTGGAATTGGTCAACACTAAATTGTCTATCTTGTTTAGTCATAGACCCATCGACCTTGACTGCGGATTTACCAAAATGTTCAACAATTTGATTTAGAGAATCTGTGAAATTACAAAATATGATAACCTTCTTATCTTGTTCTAAAATATTCTCAGCAAGTTCAATTGTTTGAGATATTTTTTCATTGGCTATGACTTGTCTAACTTTTGTGAGTTTAGTAAACTGAACGGTTAGTGATTTCGATTCGTCAGGATTTTTATCATACCAATTATAATATTCACCCATTAATTCTTCATAGTCTTTGGACTTGAGTCTAAGATATACAGGGGTAATTATTTTATCAGGTAAGTCTAAAACGTCTTCTTTTAATCTTCTCGTTATAGTATTTGAAGTTCTTTCTCTAAGTTCCTCCAAATTAGAAGAACCCATGACGTTCCAAACTTTTCTTGCACCTACTTTGAATTGGTATCCACTACAATATCTAATAACATAGGCCATCCAATTTTTTGCTACGGGAGAATCAACAAGACTTAGTAGATTATAATAGTCTATTGGACGAGAGGTCATTGGAGTACCAGTCAGAAGCCAAAGTCTATCAACTTTTTTAACAATATCGTTGATTAGTTTTGTTCTTTGGGCTTGAGCATTTTTGATATAGTGTGCTTCATCAACGACCACCAAATCAAAATTGGAAGCCAAAATTTGAGAATCATCTTTCTTTTTAGAGTCATGGAAATTTTTTAATATGTCGTAGTTTATTATTACAAAATCGTGTTCAGTACTAAAGTGTTTTCCTTCAGCAATATATATTGTTTTGTCTGAGTAGTTTTCAATCTCTCTTTTCCAATTTATCTTAAGAGTTGCGGGACAAATGATTAGAACTTTTTTTGTACCTGATTCAAGAGCTGCGATAATAGTGGATGTGGTTTTACCTAAACCCATATCATCAGCCAAGATGTATTTTTTATTTTCTACAAGTTTTTGTATTGCTTCTTTTTGATGGGCTAGCGGTGGTCTCTTAGAATACTTGTCGTAATTAATTACAACGTCTTTTACAGTGTTGTCTTTTATAATCGAAGCTTTGGGTAACCAAAAATCATGGAGTTGTTCAGTTTCCCAAACTCTCCCCCAAATGTGATATGCTTTGTCTTTCTCCGCTAAAAGTTTTTCAACCCAAACTCTCTGTGGTACTTGGGTGTATAATTTGTCGTCAGCTAATTTTTGTGCAAAATAAGCGTCAAGAATTACCCATTTTTTTGCAACCTTTGGTTGTTTGTCGTGGTTATTTATTATGTACTCTGATTGACTTCTTGTAGGATAAAATTTTTTATTGATTTGGGACTTACGTTTTAGTTCCAATATGTAGTTGTTAGCACCCTCATAATTTTCAAGAAGTGAAATAGCTTTTGACTCTAATGATATTTCTGTTGAACTCATTTTACATTAACATGTGTTCTTCCATCCGCCCAATAACTTTCATCACCATAACTGATGAAAATCTCTTCCCCTTTTTTGATTGGTTTTGTTGAAAAGAAAATAAATGTTTTGTTCTCAACATCGTTTGTCCAACTTGCGTTTGGAGTGTTTGAATGGTTATATAATGAACCGTAACCTAAAGCAATTACAAAGTTTTCCCAACTTTCGCTTCTTGGCCATTCGAAAGCGTAATCTATAAGGGTATAGTTTATCTCTCCCCTTTTGGCTGGTAGAAATAATATAGGACAAATCTCAATTACTTCGTCTTTATCAATATCTTGTAATGCGAATACCCCAAGACCGTGTATGGGACTTTCTTTGAATTCTACCTTGTGTTTCTTTTTAGTTTCCATTTGGAATAAAATATAATTATTAATTAGGTATTTATCAATAAGAATAAATCATTTCAGAATGGCAGAGAAATTAGTTCCAATAACAAGGCTTGGTAAATTTTTTGGTGGTGAAGATTATGCCTTAGACATAGGTATGGGTGAAGAATGGTTGATTGGTGATATGAATTTCACAGTAATTTTGTATAGAATAGACAGATATAAAACAAAAACTGATGATGTCTATGGGGAGGTTCTTGAAGATGGTATTCAATTTATGGCTCCTGTAGAATTAAAAGGATATGTGCAAGTTATGGCCCCGAGTAATAAATTCTTAGGAAATTCAAGGGTTGAACAACAAGAACCAGGTAACATGAGATTTAGTATATATCAAAAAACTTTGGAAGATTTAGGTGTTGATATTTTCATGGGGGACTATTTTGGTTACTATGAAAGTGAGGATAGAGTTAGATATTATGTTGTAAATGACGATGGTTATGTTAAGTCAGACAATAAACATACTTACGGTGGTTACAAACCTTTTTATAGAACTATTGTCGCCACTTATGTTAGTGAAAATGAATTCAACGGAATATAATATGCCATTACCTAAACAAGTAATACCAACACTTCCATTAGTCCCAAAAAAAACTCTTTCAGAAAGAAGAGAACAACTTTTGGAATTTATCAAAAAAGACGGGACTTATTTACCGAAGTCTGTTCTTCATGCGGATTTGGATAGAGGAATGTTGGATTTTGTTAAAGGGGATTTACAAGTTGTAACTGCGGGAAAAATTGTTCCTATGATTGATATCATTTTGACTACTCAAAACTGGTCTCAATATGTTGAATCTGCAACTTTCGTTAACTTGGATTATAATGTTGAACCACCATTCGTTACAGTGGTAAGACAACCTGAAGTAAAGTATGGTACAAACCCGTCTTTACAATATACAATTCCGAATAGAAAACAGTTTTATTATGCGTCCGTTCCAACTTGGAGTGGTAATGAACAAGGTATGGACATTTATACAATACCACAGCCTGTTCCTGTTGATATAAATTATAGTGTGAAGATTGTGTGTAATAGAATGAGAGAACTTAATCAATTGAACAAAATTGTTTTACAAAAATTTTCATCAAGACAAGCATATACATTTATTAAAGGACAATATGTTCCAATCATAATGAATAATATTTCTGATGAGTCTCAAATGGCCTTGGAGGCAAGAAAGTATTATGTACAAAGTTATGATTTTACTATGTTAGGTTACTTAATAGACGAAGAGGAGTTTCAAGTAAAGCCCGCGATTGCTAGAGTTGCTCAGGTTGTCGAAGTTGATACATCTTTGCTAAGAAAGAGAAGAAAGAAATATCCTGAAAACCCATCAGAGTTTTTATCAAATTTTTTATACGTTTCAGGAATTACTACCTTATCTGAAATAATTGAATTCACGGCAGATATGACTTGGATTGGTTCTGAAAATATCTCTAACTTTGATGTTTTTATAAATGGAGATTATTTTGGGTCTAACGTTAACAAAATTCAGATAACCACTAACGATTTATTAACAATTACTGTTACTAAAAATGATAACACACAAGAAGGTGTTATCAAATTCGATAGTAAACTGGTTTAATTTTCCCCGTACACATCTTTTTTTTCCTTACACTTTTCTTGAATGAGGTTTTCAAGGAACTTGTATATTTTTATACCTCTCTTATCACAGTATTTTTTTAACGTCTCGTGAGCCTCAGGGGATATCTTTATATTCTTTATTTCCTTCTTTGTTTTCATAGGTAGAAAAAAGGCAGAATTAATTCTCCCTGTTTACAAATAGATATCTAAAAGTCAAGTTTTTTCATTCAGATATGAATATTTATCAATAAAATAAATCTGCAAAGAACAATTTTATAATGGCAACACAAGTAAATCAAAAAGTATATGTATCACCTGGAGTTTATACCTCCGAGACAGATTTGTCCTTCGTGGCTCAGAGTGTCGGTGTAACTACATTAGGTTTGGTTGGAGAGACTATTAAAGGTCCTGCATTCGAACCAATTTTCATCACAAACTATGATGAGTTCCAAGCCTATTTTGGCGGGACTGAACCAACAAAATTTGTGAACACACAAATCCCAAAGTATGAGGCGGCTTACATTGCCAAGTCCTACTTACAACAATCAAACCAATTATTTGTTACAAGAATTCTTGGACTGTCTGGTTATGACGCGGGTCCTTCTTGGAGTATCAAAGTTATGGCAAACGTTGACCCAACAACTGTTGGATTCAATCCCGCAACACCTACCCCATGGTCGGTGAACTTTACTTTCAATTCATCAGCGAACACAATATCTTTTGGTAGTGCGTTCCCTTATGAAATTCAAAGTAACTTAACAGAACAATATAGAATGTTCGACGGAAGTACTTCCGATATTCAAGCAGATATTATAGGATTCATTAACGATATTATTGCTGATAATACTATTTCAGGAAACACAGGAAACATTTATGGTACATTGCCTGAGGGTGATTATTACGCTTATTTAGCTCAGTATCCTAATTTAAACAACGTATACGAAACTAATAGTATGAACGTTGCAGGAAACGACCTTACTGATTCTGATAACGATGCATGGTATTACGCTAATTTTGATAACTATAGTGGAGATAACTATTCAGGTTATTCAATGAATTATGATGTAACAGCAATCGCGTCAGGGGCAAGTTCAACTTACACAGGTACTTTATCTGGTAACGTTTACACTTGGTCAGGTACCGCTTTTACAGATTACAACAACATGGTTGTTGCAACACTTCGTTCAAGAGGTATTTCTCTTTTTGAAAACAGTGCTTCAAGTAATTCACATGGTCCTATATATGAAGTAAATTCAGGTGGGACTGTTTCAGGTTTGAGTGCTTTAACTATGGTTTGTAGTGGTCAATACTCAGGTGTTACTAAAAACCCTTATGAGACCTTCTTATTATCAGGTATCACTAAAGATAGCGACACATTCAGTTTCGAAGTTTCTCTATCTGCGGCTTCATCTAAATTCATTACCAAAGTTTTAGGTTTTGATAATTTTGGTAAATCAAGACAAGAGGTTCCTATTTTCGTTGAAGAGTCATATCCTTCTTCTTTAGCATACGCTTATAACCAAAGCTACATTCGTGGATTGAATTGTGAGTTGATTGGATTACCAGGAGCAAGAACTGAAAATACAAGTTCAATTGCATACAACCTTGAAAAATACCAATCCCCAATGACTCCTTTCTTGGTTTCAGAATTGAGAGGTAACAAGGTATATAAGTTATTCAGATTTATATCTATTTCTGACGGTGATGATGCTAACGTTGAAGTTAAGGTTTCAATAGCAAACTTGTCTTTCAATAATATGACGTTTGATGTCCTTGTTAGAAATTTCTTTGACTCAGATGCTAACCCAATTGTTATTGAGAAGTTTACGAACTGTAACATGGACCCTAATTCTAACAACTTTGTTGCTAAAAAGATTGGTTCTTCTAACGGTGAATACGCTTTGATTTCAAAATATATAATGGTTGAAATGTCTGATGAAGCACCAATTGATGCTTTACCATGTGGGTTCTACGGCTACATCCAAAGAGAATATGGTTCAGTTTTAAACCCTTCACCTGTACCTCAGTTCAAAACAAAATATTATTTCCCTGGTGAAACAATTTATAACCCTCCTTTTGGTTCTACTTCAGGTGGTGATAACGCTGTTGAATCTGGAGGAGATATTGTAAGAAGAAGTTATTTAGGTTTCTCAACTGTTATTGGTGTTGATGAATCTTTGTTAACATATAAGGGAAAACAAAACCCACCAAGTTGGATTATATCACCAGTTCCTGTTGATGGAATAAGTTGGAATTACTTGAGTAAAGGTTTCCACATGGATTCAGGTGCAACGGTTGTTACGATTGCTAACTCATTTCAAACTAGTGGAACACCAGCGTTCGAATGTGGTGTTGCTGATTTCAGATTTGACCCTGAAACTCAAGAAAACCCATACTACTTTATTTTCTCAAGAAAGTACACAGTATGTTTCGCGGGTGGGTTCGATGGTTGGGATATCTACAGAGAATACAGAACAAATGCTGATAGATTCCAACTTGGAGCTTCTGGTTACTTGGCAGGTGCTGCGGCGTCTACAAGATACCCAACAGCAACAGGTGACGGTCTATTCAAGAGAATTGTTGTTGAAAATAACACACAAGACTTTGCGAACACTGACTACTACGCTTACCTTCTTGGTATCCTGTCGTTCAGAAATCCTGAAGCTACCAACATTAACGTATTTGCAACTTCATCAATAGATTATGTTAATAACTCTAACTTAGTTGAAGAAGCAATTGATATGATTCAGTTCCAAAGAGCTGATTCAGTATACATTGCTACAACACCTGACTATCAGATGTTTACACCTGATGGAACTAATTCACTTGATATTATCTACCCACAAGAGGCAGTAGATAATTTGGATAACACAGGAATTGATTCTAACTACACATCAACTTACTACCCATGGATTCTTGTAAGAGACACTGTGAACAATACACAAATCTACTTACCACCAACAGGTGAGGTTTGTAGAAACTTGGCTCTTACAGATAACATATCATTCCCATGGTTCGCATCAGCGGGTTACACAAGAGGTCTTGTTAACTCAATCAAAGCGAGAGTGAAGTTGACTCAAGAAGATAGAGACACTCTTTATCAAGGTAGAATCAACCCAATTGCAACTTTCGCTGACGTAGGAACTGTAATTTGGGGTAACAAAACTCTACAGGTTGCAGACACAGCACTTAATAGATTGAATGTAAGAAGATTATTACTTCAAGCTCGTAAGTTGATTTCAGCTGTAGCAGTAAGATTGTTGTTCGAACAAAACGACCAAGTGGTAAGACAACAGTTCTTGGATAGTGTTAACCCAATCCTTGATTCAATCAGAAGAGATAGAGGTCTTTACGATTTCCGTGTGACTGTTTCTTCTTCTCCTGAAGATTTGGATAGAAACACTTTAACAGGAAAGATTTACTTAAAACCAACGAAGGCGTTAGAATTCATAGATATCGAATTCTTCATCACACCAACAGGTGCTTCGTTTGAAAATATCTAATAAAAACGGGGGGACAAAATCCCCCCATTTTTTAGCCTTACAGAATGAGAAAAGAAATTTTAGAAGGGTTCAAAGATGAAAAAACCCCAGACTTAAAATATTACGCATTTGACTGGGATGATAACATTGTGCACATGCCTACTAAAATTATTCTAAAAGATGATAATGGTGAAGAGGTTGGAATGTCTACCGAAGACTTCGCAGAATTTAGACATCAAGTAGGTAAGGGTGATTTTGAATATAATGGTCACACTATTGTGGGTTACGCAGAAAATCCATTTAGAAACTTTAGAACTGAAGGAGACAAAGAGTTTATTATAGATTCAATGAAAGCAAAGAAAGGACCAGCGTTTGATGATTTCAGAGAAGCAATTAATAATGGTTCAATATTTGCAATAATCACAGCTCGTGGTCACAACCCCGAAACATTAAAACAAGCAGTGTATAATTACATTACTAATGATTTCGGAGGGATATCGAAAGAAGAGTTACTTAAGAATCTAAAAAAATACAGGTCTTTTATCGGTGAGGACGAGATGTCGGACAAAGAATTAATAGACACTTATTTGGCGATGAACAAATACCACCCCGTTTCTTTTGGAGATGAGAGTGGGGCGACAAATCCTGAAGAAGCTAAGGTTAAGGCGATGAACGATTTTGTGGATTACATCAAAGGTATGGCTGCAATACTTAATAAAAAAGCCTTTTTAAAAAATGATTTAGGACACAAATTCACACCTACAAAACCTATGATTGGGTTTTCAGATGATGACCCAAAAAACGTAGAAGTAATGAGAAAAGCTTTTAAAGATAAACCAGATAATTTAGTTAAGACTTTTTCTACTGCTGGAGGAATTAAAAAGGAAGTGCAATAAAGGTACTTTTTTTAAAAATTGAAGTAAAGAGAAAAATTTTATACTTACCTATATTTATATCATATAAACACTGAAAACAAAAATTTAATAATATGGCTGATTTACTGATGAAAATGCCGATACCTTACGAACCGAAACGTCAGAATCGATTCATCTTAAGGTTTCCTTCAAGTTTGGGGATTAATGAGTGGTTTGTAGAGACCGCGGCAAGACCTACTATCAAAATCGCAGCAACTGAAATTCAGTTCTTGAATACATCAACTTTTGTTGCGGGTAGATTCAATTGGGACCCAATCTCTGTGAAATTTAGAGACCCAATCGGTCCATCAGCGGCACAAGCTCTAATGGAATGGGTTCGTCTTCACGCTGAATCTGTAACAGGACGTATGGGATACGCTGCGGGTTATAAAAAAGATATTGACCTTGAGATGCTTGACCCAACGGGAGTTGTGGTAGAAAAGTGGATACTTTATGGAACATTCTTAACTGACGTTAACTTTGGTTCATTAAGTTACGCAACTGACGCACTTGCTGATATTACTGCGAGTTTGAGAATGGACAGATGTGTGTTAGTTTACTAATACTCTTTATAAAAAATTAATACTTTTTATATTTAACCGTAAAGACATAAACTTTACGGTTATTTTTTTTATATGGACGAACAATCAAGACAGTATGGTCAACAAAATTTAACGTTACCACACGACATAGTACAACTTCCTTCTGAAGGATTATTTTACAAAAATAAAAAGAAATCGGTTAAGGTGGGATATCTTACCGCCGCAGATGAAAACATTCTGATGGGTGGTGGAAACGACCTTACATATAATTTGTTGAGAAACAAGTTGTATGAACCCGACATGAAAATCGATGATATGTTGGAAGGAGACGTTGAGGCAATTCTTGTGTTTTTAAGAAATACAGGTTTTGGACCCGAAGTAGATTTGAATTTAACCGACCCACAGACAAGAAAATCTTTTAAGACAACGGTTGTATTGGACCAATTATCTATTATCAAAGGAATACCCCCTAGTGAAGACGGAACTTTTACAGTAAAACTTCCAAAGTCTGAAACCGTTATTAGGTTAAAACCAATGACTTATGGTGAGATTAATGAAATCCAAAAAATGATTGATTCGTATCCTGCAGGAAGAACAGCACCAAGAGTTACATGGAGATTAAATAAAGAAATTGTTGAGGTGAACGGAAATACGGACAAAGGTGAAATTGCAAAATTTGTTGAATCAATGCCCATTGGAGATTCAAAATTCATCAGACAATTTATGAATGAAAATGAACCAAGGCTGGATATGACCAGAGAAGCAATAGCCCCGTCAGGAGAAAAACTAACAGTAAATGTTGGTTTCGGGGTAGAATTTTTTCGTGCTTTCTTCTGAATATAGGAAAGGGCAAATCGATGAATTTTATTATTTGAATAAATTGATGGGTATAAGTTGGGTAGATTTTGAATTAATGCCGCTATTTGTTAGAAAATATCTTTTAGATAAGTGGCTTGAAGATAACAAGAAGGACTGAAAAATCAGTCCTTTTGTATTTATATAATATTAAGTTTATATGGCACCTGATAATGTAAATTTTGGTAATCTTCCTAGTAGTGATGATATAGGTAGTTTTGGTAAGAACCTTGAAAGTATGCTCAAGATTGGTGTTCGTGATTTTGCGGATGCAATAACAAGGCTTACAAGTAGTGCTAACGCCATTAACAAAACATTCTTACAAGGAAGACAAAGAGTTGTTGAACTTCAACAAGCGGTAGCGGATGCTGTTCCTGCTGTGAATAGAGTTGGTGGTTCATTACAAGACGTACAAAATACTATTTCAAAGGTTGCTGAAGCTTCAAGACGAAATGTTGTTGCAAACACTGAAGATATAACAAAACTTGTTGCTGCAACAAAAGTGTTGGGTGAAGATGCAGAAGTTCTCACAAACGCATTTGTTGATGTGGGAATGAGTGTAAGTCAAATAGGACCATCTTTAGAAGACTCTATCAAATATGTCCAAAGTATTGGAGGTAATGCTGGTGAAGTTGTTAAGATGATGAGAACCAACATGGACCAACTCAATCGTTATCAATTTGAAGGAGGTGTTCAAGGTCTTACAAAAATGGCGGCACAAGCATCTATGTTGAGATTCGACATGAACGAATCTTTCCGTTTAGCGGACAAAGTTCTGTCTCCTGAAAACGCCATAGAAGTTGCATCAGCATTTCAAAGATTAGGGGTATCTGCAGGAAACTTAGTAGACCCATTCCAATTGATGAATCAATCAATCAACGACCCATCAGGACTTCAAGATAGTTTAGCCCAAGTTTCCAAACAATTTACATACTTTGATGAAAAAACAAAAACTTTCAAAATAAATCCACAAGGGGTAATGATATTGAAAGAGATGGAACTACAAACGGGAGTCAGTGCCAAGGAGTTGAGTAAAATGGGATTGGCCGCAGCAGAACTTGATAAGAGATTATCTGCCGTGAGTGGTGCAGGACTCAAGCTCGGAAGTGAAGAGGACAAACAATTCTTGGCTAACATTGCCAGGATGGGTGAGGGAGGAGAATATGAGGTTCAAATCAAAGATGATAAGGGACAGATGCAGACAAGAAAGTTGTCTGAAATAACCCAACAGGAATTTGATAAGTTAATCAAAGAACAGAAAGAAGGTCCGAAGACTTTAGAGGAGTTAGCAAGAAGTCAAATGAATCTAACCCAACTTATGGAAGCGGATGTATCTGCCATAAGAAATAAAATAGTAGGTGGTATTTCCACTGCTGCACCCGTCCTAAATAACCTCGAAGGTTTTAGAAACATCACAGATGTGATAGGTGGGTTATTATCAGATGCTAAAAAATCTGGTACCACAAAAGGTGTTAGAGAAGATACAGAAAAGTTCATATACGGTACAGAACAAATGTTCAAAGACCTTAAAGACCCATCCAAGAACGGACTAACAGTTCTCACAACTTACGCAAAGGATTTCGGTTCAGCCTTAAAAGAAAGGGGTGTGAACATAATGGATAGGTTGAAAGAGGTCACACAAGAAGCCCAAACAAAAATTAAAGGGAATAGCTTGTCGGAAAGAACTATGCGTGGATTACTTAGTAAAGTACCTGGTTCACCAACAGCAGTAACCCCAACATCAAGTCAGTCAAGAACAGAACAAATTCAACAAGAAGTCAAATCTGTGGCACAAAGTTACGGAGCCACCTCTTCGACCAAAGTTGATATGGGAGGTAAAATAGTTATAGACGTTAACTTCAACGGAGCCCAAGGGTTGACTCAAGAACAAATCAATCAAATTACAAAAATACTATCAGACAAGTTGAGCGGAACCGAGTTCCAAAATTATATTATCAACGTTCAAAACGCTTCAAACCAAAACCCAACTCAAAGACAAGGGGCAAATACTTATGGTGGAGGATAACAAAAAAATTATCCCTTACCTATTTATATAAAAAGATTTGATGGCTAGTTTATTAGACTTTTCTGCAACAAACGGATTTAGAAAGAAGCTCCTAACAAGGAATTTAACACCGTATGCAAAAGCCCCAAATCGTCCTACATTACCCGTTGATACAGAATATGTTCAAACTGATAGTTCTGTTTTGGATAGTCCAGATACATTAATCGACGAACCTAGCTTTGCGAACAAGTTATATCCACTTAACGAGTGGGGTACAGAGGGAGGATACAAACAAGTCCCTGACCCAACGGGTTTATTAAATACCAAATCCAATAAAGGTGAGTACGGACCAGGACAACAAGATGCAAAAATTTTGGACCAATCTCAGATAGCATCAAACAAAGGTTTTGGTGTTCTATCTCCTGCATGGAAACCATTAAATGCATATGCAAACGGCACACAAACTTCTTTGGATAGTGGTGAATACATCACTCAACCAGACTTTGTTGTTGGTGGAACTATGTTATATAACAACCAACCCTACCCAACAACATTCAACCCTTCATCCTACGGACCAGCAGCAATTTTACTTTCAAGAGACCCACAAGGTAGTAACGGTCTTCTCAGTCAAGACTCTTTCATTGCTAAGCTTGGCGCCCAAACATTACGTAAATCTTTTGAAGAAAGAATTGCTAATCAGATTTACCTAAACACCGCAGCTCGTGCAAACCTTTTTAGTATTGATAGTGGCCTTGACGTTGTAAACCTCATTACTGGTAGAGTCCCTTTAATTGAACCAAATTGGACAATCACTGTACCTTCAAACCCAATACTTGCAGCCACAGACTTCGCTTTGAGACTTGCAGGTAGCATATTACCTGTTTCACCAATCCCTGGTTCATATTGGGATACTTCGATAAATTCAGGACAGCCAACCACAATCCAACAGTTACGAAACGCATTTAGAAGGAGCACTGTTGGTAACTTTTTTAATAGATTATTAGGAGCCCCTCAGACAGGTTCACAGTTGTTTTTGAATAACACGGGTGGAGGACAAAGGTCTTTGTTATTCAAAAATATTAATTTTAACAAATACAAACCAAGTTACGACAGAGGGTTTTTCAATAGAGGTGGAGGTGCTTTAGTTGGAGGAGTGTCCAATAATTCAAATTACTATGTTGGTTCAAGAAGTTCAGAACCATCGCAAGTCTTTTCACCTCCAGGCTCATTACCTGTAAATGAATTTGGAGTCGTTCAACAGTCTCCAGTATTCGGACCAACTGAGTTGGCGCAATTATATGAGGGACCAAGTAAAGAAGTAAAATTAGGTGCTAACGGACCTACGTACAGTAATGGTGGTGGTATAGAAGGTGGATTTACGTGGGTATCACCAAAGTACAAGGGTAATGCTGGTAAGAAAGTTGGATTAGGTGGTGAGATTACAAATGAAGATGAAGACTTTAGACCATCATCATATAACTCTACGGAATCTACCGAAAGAACATTCAGAGAAGGCTCAATCCTTGACGACACACAAAGAATTATCAACAGCCAACCCCAAGGTGGAAAAAGATTACAACACGTTGGAAATGCGATTGACCAAGTATCAAAAGTATTCAACGA